CATTTCGAAAGCATTTTTGTTCCTAGTGCTTATTTTTTAATTCTGAAAAAAATAAGGTTTCTCTATCCCGATATTTGTACCCCTATATGGGTTATACCGAATGCTCGAAAATGATGCGATTGGATACGTCGACGTATGTCAGTGTTAGATTGGTGGAATTTGCCTCCACGACAAACTGTCCCGGCACCATGGAGGAAAAAATAGTGCCGGGATGAAAATGAGGGGGAGGAACGACCATGCTGACCCCTCCGGCGACGACGCAACACACGTTTCCTTGTTGGATCACCTGGGCGTTGTGGTCGTGACCCGAGAGGTACAGGTGCACGCCATATTGTTGGAAGAGGGGAAGCAAAACATGGCGCAGGTCCGCACACACAGGGTGGGGTCCTCCCGAGGCAAGAGGATAGTGACCACACACCACTTTCCAACGCGCTTTGCTAAACGATAATTGCTGGTGGAGCCACTTTACATGTTCTTCACGATGCGTTTTTGCGTGCTTCCGGAACGCTTGGAGACGGAACGCGTCCACCCCGCATTTTTCCATAATATCGACGGTGAACTCGGGTGCAAGGATGGCCGTATCGAGACACAGCATCTGGAGTGTGTCGTCACCCACGGGGAATTCTTCGGCGTAGTAGAAAAAAGGCATCCTCCATACCTTGTTGGAAGGCTGAAACGTGTAGAGCACCTGGGCTGTTGCGCTGGAATGGTAGTCGTGGTTCCCGAGGATGCCGTAGAGGCGTAACGACGATGGAAAACGTTGGACAATGTCCTGTTGCCACCGCGGGTCCTCGAGGCATGTCACCCCGTCGGGGTAGAAATTGTCCCCCAGCAACACACAGAAATCCAGCTCGTTCCGGAGGTGGTGGAGCACCGAGAGAACCCGGTCTTGGGATATCGTGGGTGAACCCCAGTCCCCAAACGCTGAAAATCGCACCTTGGACGGCGAATAGTAGGAAATCATGTTTTTTTTTTGAGTGTAAAAAATGATTTGTTTAGGTATAGTAGATTGAAATTTTTTAAAGAGAATGTCCGAAACCAAGGAAAACGAGAAAGAACAACAAAGCCAACTTTTGAGTAAAACGGTACCACGGTGTTTTGTGTGCAAGAAAAAATCTCACGTTCTCGTCGATTGTTCTTGTGGCCAGCAGTTTTGTGTGAACCACCGGTACCACGAATGCGCCATCGTCCGTCAGAAGGAACTCGAAAACCTTAAAAAAAATCTTCCTGTCGTCGTGCCGTCAAAATTGGAAAAAATTTAATCGAAAACGATTTAAAGGGTTGAAAATTCGTTGTACACACCCCTATGTGAACGTGACAACGTGCCAATGTTCGGTGTGCGCTCCTATAGCTCAGTCGGTTAGAGCTTCATGCTTATTACATGACGGTCACAGGTTCGAGCCCTGTTGGGAGCAAATTTTTTCCAAAAATTTTTGGAAACAACTACAAGGTCCACACTTTTCCGTCGTAGGGAATGTGGTATTCTTTTTCTTTCTCGTCGTCGTGCGACACGGACGACAAGGCGTACACATCGGGAGACGGTGCCGGGAATCCTTTGAGAACTTGTGGAAACACGGGCTTGCCCGTAACAAGCGTTCGGCAAAGCACAAAGTCGAGCTGCTTTCTGTTTTTGTGTAGTGCGGGACACACGACCAGCACCTTGGATGGATGCACCGACAAGTAGTGTGTGACCACATCATGGTAGGGAGGGTCGGTCACCACAAAAAACATGTTACCCACAACATTTCCGTACCGCTGTCTCCATTCCTTTTCTTTTGAGGTATGGCCCGGTTGGCAAAAGAGCAAGAGGTTTGGTTTCTTGGGTAATTTCTTGTGCAACAACTCGTCGTCCAACACGAGATTCTTGTCTCTTTGATAAAAATAGTGCAAGTTTCTCATGTGGTCCCAACCGTGGTGGTCGGCATCCCCTCTCGTCATCTTGACACGGGTCCAGAAATCCTGGGATTGGACCTGGTAATGGTTAAGATGAAGGTGCGCGGATTCCAGGTCGAGCGATTTTTCTTCAAACAAATGCCACATTCTATACTCTTTCTTGGACGTTGGTGCGAGGCCTTCCATGGTGGTATGAGGATGCTTTTGCAAGGCCATATCGTCGGAATGAACCGTATGGGCTTTTAGAGTGTAATATTGAGGTTTGAAAAGTGTCTTGACAAGATTGGCATTCTTGGCCAGAGGAAAGTCATGGTCGCGATATAGAAACCCAAAGACGACACTGGTTGGCTGGCTCTTACGCCCGCTCGACCCAAAACATTTCCAGGGGACGACGACAGCCTTGAGGCTCGGATTTTCCACGGACTGCACCCTTAAATAATCCGAGAGGCTTGGAAATTTTCGAGAGTACAAAAATTCGTCCATGTCCAGATTGACCGCCCACGTAAAATGGGGCTCTACCCATTCCTTGAAAAGAAAGCGTGCCATTTCTGTTTGTCGGTGCTTTACAGTCGTAGAAAACAACGTGAGATTCGGGATGGTTTCAAGCGCCGACACGTCGTACCCGTCGTTCGAACCATTGTCCACGAGGATAATATGGTCGGCACCTTCTTGAAAATAATGGTAGATCCATTCGAGAATTACATGCTTTTCGTTCTTGAACTGGGAGTACACACACAACCATTGTTTTTCTTTAGGAGACGACGGAAAGTCGTTGGAAAACACGAGGGTCACGTCTTTTTCCGTAATCGGGGGAGGGTCGTGAAATAATTCGGACCTCTTGCTTCCGACGACCACGAGCGCGACGAGAAAGAATGTAATCACGACCAAGAGGAGAATGTTGATGAAAAGCGTATTCATTTATTGTCCCAACAAAATAAAAACATTGTTGAAAAAACTACTGCACAAGGAATCCCATCAGCTCCCTAAACACGTCACGCTTCATGGACGTCCACACCTCGTAAAGCACCTCCTGGACAACGGTAGCGGGGTCCAGCCTGACCACGTCTCCTCCAGGGCGCGTTCGGTACCCTTGGGCCGTGTACAGCGTGGAGGGAAGCTTCTTCTTGCGACAGATACGCAATTTCAAGGGGTCCGAGAGGTGCAGTATAGAAAACATGTCCCGTTGAAATTCACGTTTGGCCAAAAGGCCGTCTTCGATCGCGTAGCCCTTGTAGACAAGGTAGGCGCGTTCTTCTTCTTGGAGGAGATGGGCTATCTGTTGGCGGTTTGTGGCGATGGTGTCCACGTCTTCGTGAAAATTGGAAAAAGGAAAAAAGGCCCCTGATGTACACATGGAGAGGGCGGTATACCCCTTGTTATCGGCCAGGGTAGGGTTCGCGCCACGAGACAACAAGAGACTAACGGCGTCCACGTTTCCGTACTTGGCCGCGCTACGCAACGCGGTCACTCCATTGCGGTCCGTCGAATCCACATGGTTCGGGTCGTGTCGCAACAGGTGTTGGAGAATTGCTGTGTCTCGTTTCTTGTCTTGGACCGCATACACAATGGGGGGAGTACGGAATACCCCGCTTTTCTTGACGTGGTTGGCCCCGGCTTGAAGCAAGACATGGGCGAGGTCGGCGCGTTTCCAACGCGTGGCAATACAGAGCGGTGTTTGGGCGTCCACTTCGGTTTGCAACGTCATTTTCTTGTCGACGCCTCCACACCCCTTCCCAATAAGGTAGCGGAGCACTTCCGTGGAACAGCGGTGGTGGACGGCGGTCGCGATGGGGGCCTCCTCCTCCGGGTCAAGGTAGGAAGGATGTTCTCTGAAAAATTCCTCGAATCTGGCAAACCGGTCCGGCCCCTCCTCCAAAGGACCGTCTTGAACAAGCGTGACAAACATTCTTGCGGGGGACGGCATTGCCTTTTTTTTGTTCTGTATAAAAAAAAAAAGAGGGTGGTGAGGACACAAGGCGGGTGAATGGAGTCTTTTGACGTTTTCGAAAGAAGGGGGAGAACCGCGTCAGTTTTTTTCACAGTGAGGCAGGGTGAAGTTGTAGACACCTCGGGATTGTAATAGTAAAAGGGTTCTTTATTTACTCGGCCGAATAAATAGAAATCGTTCTATTGCCACTGGTTGTCTTATTATTCGTGTTGTCGTACTGGAATATCACATTCCCAAATAGGTAATTGGCAAAGATCCCCGAGGCCGAATTGACGTAAGAAGATATTTTGGCGACTCTTGATCGAATAATTAAAGGGTCATTTCCCCGTACAGGGTTCTGGATTTGTTGGGTATATGTCAATGTTCCAAGGGTGTTAGTGGCAGAGCTGGCGATAATGGTAAAGTTCGCAACACGAAGACTTGTTTGTGCACCGAGTTCCGGTTTGACTTCATTACCATACACTTGGAGAGTCAGTGTGATTCCTTGTACATTAACATTAGGGGACTGTAGAGTCTAGCGTTGGATTGGCCGGGAAGGGGACTGCCCGAGGCGTCCACAAAAATATTTCCAAGTTCTCTGTCAACAAGGTTGTACATAAACACGAGTGGTGACGCGGACATTTTTTTATTCCTTACTCTCTATTGTACACCAAGAAAATTTTTTTTATCCTTGAATTACTCGGCCGAGTAGATGCTAATGGTCCTATTACCGGTCGAATTGTCGAGTTGAGTGATAACATTTCCAAACAGATACTTGGCAAAAATACCCGACGCGGAATTGACGTAAGAAGATATTTTTGCCACTCTTGATCGAAGAACTAAAGGATCCGTTCCCTGTACAGGGTTCTGGAATTGTTGGGCATATGTCAATGTTCCAATGGTATTGGTTGCAGAGCTGGCGATAATGGTATTGGTGAACAAACGAAGACTTGTTTGTTCACCGAGTTGCGGTTTGACTTCATTACCATACACTTGGAGAGTCAGTGTGATTCCTTGTACATTAACATTAGGGGACTGTAGAGTAAACAAACTAGCGTTGGACGTGCCGGGAAGGGGACTGCCCGAGGCGTCCACAAAAATATTTCCAAGTATTCTGCCGTCAACAATGTTGTACGTAAAGACGAGTGGTGACGCGGACATTTTTTTATTCCTTACTCTCTATTGTACACCAAGAAAATTTTTTTACACACATTGGTAAAAAAACATTTACACCACAAAACTAGAAATTGACAATCGTCGTGACGACCGGACAGTCATAAATATTCCCGTAAAACGAGGAGAAGTGATCGCGTTTCATGGGGTTAAAACGGTACAAGAAATTTTTGCCACGGATATTCCGTTTCTTGTCCACCGGATGAACCGTGTGTTCGTGCTCCTTGTAGTACTGAACAAAATCATCGAGCTTGATGACGGGGAGAATCACCACACCCTCCCATTCCTTCCTCTTGCCCGTCAGGTCAATCTCAATCACGTCGGGAAAGTACTGTTTCAGGTGGGAACCCACCTCCGCCAGCTCTCCAGGGATCAAGCTCTTGCTGTTTTCGGGCAACACCATCATGAGTTGTAAAAACGGGTTCACGGGTTCGTGGAGCTGGAACGGACGGCACTCGTAGGTTTCCAGCACCTCGGCGAAATCTGTCAGAAACGGACCGTAAAAATAGGGAAAGAACCACGTCCAATCCGGGATGCCGTTCCTGTAATAATTCAGGACCCATCTCATGCCGTCCAGGTATTCGGTGACGATGGTACGGACGGACCGGTCCGCGCCCCGAAACTTGGCCTTGTAGTAGTCTTCGCGGTACTTGTCGAAATGCACCACATTTCTCTGCTGGTGAATCCTCAAGTTCCGTAACACAAGGGGGTCGGGAAAAAACGCGTGCTGGGAATTGTACTTGGTTTCTACCAGCTCCTTTTCCCGGCTACCGAATCGCCTAAAAAAGTCAAGCACCGCCTCTTTGCGGAACACGATTTGTTGCGTCACGGGGTCCACCTTGGTCAGGTGCCCGTGGACAGCACCCACCTCTAGATAAATCTCCAGGACCATGTCCAAGGCGCCGTCCAGGATAGTCACCGTGGGCAACGTGGGTAAAAAGTCGTTGCCCACCAAAAAGCTCATGAGGATAAAGTCCTGGAGGGCGGTCTTGGGGTCAAAGGGCTTCGTGGCTACCGTTTCTGTTGCTGCGCCTGTGGCCGTCGGCACAGTAGATGCAGTCGTCGACCATCGCATCATGTCCAGGATATTGGTTTTCAGAATGTCCAACCGGATGTACTCGATAAAACCGTATTCGGCCTCCCTGGCGATGTACACGTTGTTCAGCGGTAGCAACACACCAATCATGATGAGGTCCGCGTCAAGCCCGTACACACAGATGGTCTCCGAGGGATTGCCGTAGACTCGAAGATACTGCATAATCTTGTGCTCCCCTTCCCCGGGGACCTTTTCGTTGGAAAACACCACCTCGAGTTCCTGCCACGCCTTGGAATTCGTCATCATGTTGCGGATGTACCAGTCCACGTACTTGGTGAGATGGTCCATGAGCTTGGTCCCTGGGGTAAAAGAGTTTGGATTAAATCCGTTAATGTCCATCGTCAGGCCGGTCTTGAAGCGTCGCTGGCGTTGCTGGTACATCTTCCCGCACCCCGCCACGCCGTCCACGCACAGAATCAGCTTCTTGGCCGGATTAATGTCGTGTCGCAACCTCTCCATCTTGGCACAAATCTCCTTAAACAAGGCGATGTTGGTCCGCGACGTCGAAAGGCTGGTATTTTTTTGAATCAAAAGAGAGGGTCCGGTGCCGTACCGGTACACCTTTTGTGCACAGAGATGAAACAAACCGTTGAGGTCGATGGCCAGCGTATCAATGCGCTGTGGACACGAAGTGATACACTCCCCACATTTTTTTTTGTACCATGGATAAAAATGCTTGACACCCATAATAATAATAATTTTTTTTAAATGTTATTCCTCTATGTTCCCCAAGATTTTCCTTAAATCACTTTTTTTTTCAACACGCACGTGGAAAAAAAATTGTTCGTCTTTTCGTATTTTTAAAAGAAAAAGAAAAATAAAAATGTCCGAACAAGAACCTTTATTGCGTGACGATCCGAATCGATTCTGCTTGTACCCCATTCAGCACCAAGACATCTGGAAGGCATACAAGGACCACCAAAACGCCTTGTGGCGCGCCGAGGAAATTGATTTCGCCGCCGACAAGAAGGACTGGTCCGCGCTTAATCAGGACGAAAAGTATTTTGTCGAGCATATCCTGGCTTTTTTTGCAGGAAGCGATGGTATCGTGTTGGAAAATCTCGTCAAGAATTTCTGTCAAGAGATCACCGTCCCGGAGGTTCGTTGTTTCTACGCGTTCCAGGCAGCCATGGAGAATATCCACTGCTGTTCGGCAGACACGGAGACACTCACCGACAAGGGGTGGAGAACGCTGGAAAGCCTCGTTCAAGAACCATCCACCAAGGTGTGGAACGGGGAGGAGTTCACCCCGGTCCACGTCCAGTTCACGGGTAGGCAACCCTTGTACCGTGTCCACCTCGGCATGATCGGGGTGTACGTCGATGTCACGGCGGACCATACGTGGTACCTGCTGG